CTCCCAATTAGCGCCGACAGTCCAATCGTTGAGATTGGACGCGAACTGACCATTGGTTAGTAGTTCGGAGCCGGCGGACGCGACTTGAGAAGCCGTTGTTTCGAACGAGTACGTGCCCATCCCTGTGAACGCGCAGGTGTTCAGCGATCCGCTGGGGATCTGTACGCTAAGCGTGCGATCGTTCGCGCCGCTGTCGCGACCTCGCAGGTAGAGGTACGGATTCGTCGCGGAGGCGGTTCCGATGGTGACGTTGCCAGTTAGCGACAAGGATGTGCCTGTAGCTGCGCCTATTGCTGGGCTGACTAAAGTAGGGGTGTTGGCAAATACGAGAGCTCCAGTACCGGTCTCGTCAGTTACGGCAGAGATCAAGTTCGCGCTGGATGGAGTAGCCAAAAATGTAGCCACTCCTGTCCCCAATCCGGATAGCCCAGTAGAGATCGGAAGCCCGGTGCAATTGGTCAATACTCCACTTGCTGGAGTACCCAATGCTGGCGAAGAAAGTGTCGGGCTGGTGAGGGTCTTATTTGTGAGGGTCTGAGTAGCGACAACGCCAACAACCGTATCGGCTGAGTCCGGAAAGGTCCATGTGCGCGCAGTGCTTCCTGGCTTCGTCAGCGTCAGTATCCCGGTAATGCCAGTCGTTGCGAGCAACGGAATGCCAAGCGTCGTCAACTGTGCGGCCGCGTCGGCGTCGTCAAGGAGCGCGCGTCCGGCAGCGGTCAACGTCGCCACGGAATAGGCGTTGCTCGCGGTCGTGTAAATCATCCGATCCGCTGTCGTGGTCAAACCGGCAATGCTTTCAAGTCCGGCTTGGATCGAAAGCGTCTGAGTTGACAGGCCGAGCGCTGTCGTGCTGCCAACGGCAATCGTTACGGGAGCATGACCCGATCCAGAGACTGCCGCGTCAACGGCTGCAGCGGTAGGGATCTGCGCATTGGTTCCCGAGCCGAGAGCCGTAATCACTTCAAGCTCGGCCTTCCAGAGATTGCCGCCGGTGAATTGGACGATGTATCCCGCTGTTACTGACATGGCTATTTATCCCAAATGCAGGCGTTAAAATTGATCTCGTGGCAGGCAACCATACCTGAATCACTTATGCAAAGGCGGCCAAGTAAATCGTCTGATCCTTCTGGATAGTGAGAGGATGCGTGGACCGTTGGCGATCTCGGGTCGCCGTCGTCGTCAACGTCTGCATCGGTAATGTGCGCGTTAAGTTGCGCCAGCGTCATGCTCGGCAGGTCTGAGACTTCCGGCGACGACATCGCCTTCCACAGCGCCGCGATTGACGTCTGGATGTCGATAAGCAAAAGCCGTTTCGGTACAAAACCCCTCTTCATAATAGCCTCGATGGTCCCGCAATAGTGACGAGAACGGAAACGTTCTCCATCGCCCACGGAACAAGGTCTGAGTTGTCAAGACGAATGATTGCGCTCTTGCCGCGGACCATGGGCCACACGGTTCTCTGCACGCCCTCGGACTCATCCCAAGTCCCGCTATCGATCGTGCCGGCCTTTGACGTCGCCTCTGCTGACTTCCCAGCGCGCAGACTCCAATCAATTGAACCCGACGCATACCCAAGGATCGCGTCAATCTTCTCGATTATGCCTTCGAGGTCGTAGCCGTCGCCAAGCCGGAACGGGCCAAGCTCAACATAGCTTTCGATTTCGGTCCCGTCGTCGGTGTTGTAGAACTCGGAGAAGTGGCGAATGTACCCGTCCGAGCAACCAAGCAAAACATGTGTCGAGTCCTGGACAGTGCTTCTGTGAACCATTGCACAGTATGGCGCGTGATCGTCATCGCCGAACGCAACCGGAAATAATCCGTTCGTCATCCAGTCGAGCCACCAATGCGTCTGCGTTACACCTTCTTGATGAACGAACACGTGGACGCCGTTTGATCTGCGGTCGAATGCAAGAGATACTTGATAAAGGTCCGATGTCAGTCCGTGCAGTTCGCGAGGAACAGACTTAGATAGTCCCGTAGGATACCCCTCGCCGCCGTATTGAATTCCGTACAAGCCTGCGTCGGCCAGCCATACTAGCGTTCCCGTGTCCGTCACGGTCCACGCATCGCCACCAACGCAACCAATCTCACCGCCTATAGGTCCAAGGCTTGCACCGGGGCCGGTCGGGTCGCCGCGCAAGATGTAGACAGAGCTGGCGCAACCGAAATACAGATAGTCGTTGTGATGCGGCATGATTGCGGTGATGTCTTCGCCAACGTGTCCGACCTCGGTATTTAGTCCGGAAACAGCGCGAGAGTAATCGCCAGAGTCACCGCCGTAATCCCAATCAAGCATATCGAGCTGGCGACTCATCGACCATAGGTTGCCGCTGGCCATAACCATGCGACCGCGCCATTCAGCAATCAGGGCGCAACCGGTAGGCACCTGGCCTTTTGCCGTGGTCGCGACCCACAGGGTCAATGTGTTTGCCGCCGGGTCGTAGATTTTCGGACCGCGCTCGATGTGGTAGGTGCATGTTCCGTCGCCTGGATCAACTGACAGGGTGATGTCGCCGGAAGCGATTGCTGATATTTTATATGTCCCGTCCGTCGTCGCGCCGGTGCCGTTCGTGACGACAACAACGAAGTCGTACAAGTTCAACCCGATCGCGGTCCAGTCTGAGATTGATGCAGCGTCAAGCTTGCCGCTTAACAGAACGCCGTCGGCGCCCTTCGCCTTCGCGTCGCCGTAGTCGGCAATGTACAGCTTCGATCCATACTCGGCGGCGCGGAGCCGCTTTGATGCGTTCAACGAAAGATTTGAACTGACTGTTTCAAGTACGCCGTCAACGCCTTCGCGATAAAGAGTCCCGTTCGATGCGGCAACGGTCAGCGTGCGCCGGGCCTGAGTCACCGCGTCGTCAGTGTAATACTGGACCAAGAACGACGACACCAAACAGGCACCGCCTTCAACCGTGCATTCCATGGCAAACCCAACGCGCCGGTGAGTCGTCGGGCTTGTCAGCGTCAATGTCTGCGACGTGAGAAGCGTTCCCTGCCAGTAGACCTTGACAGACGATCCGTTTATCAAGAACCAAAACCGGCCGCTCGCCGCATTGCCAGTGCCAACGCCGGCGGTGAACGTGTACGTTGCCGACAATGAGCCAGACTTGTAATGCTTGAGCGTTCCCGTCCAAGCTTCAGTCGCATCGTCCATGACGATCTCAGCAACCAACCCCTCGTCATACGGGTCAGGCGTCGTATCGTTCGCGCACGCCCACAACAAGTACTTTCCGCCGAAGCTTCCTTCGTACGGGTCGATAACCATCTCGACGGTGTAAGCCTGGGTCGAGTCAACCGCCGGGTCCATGGCGTCTTTGATTGCGCCGCCGAGTGTGTCAGCGTATTCGAGAATTGCCGACGCCGAATCGTAGATGCCTGGCATATTGCTTGAATAGCTGGCGACGGCCGACCAGCCGTTGTTTGTCAATGTCGCAACGCTGAAGTTTTCGGCGAACTGACGGAATCCCGATGTGTCGTTCAATGTCACCTCGGAAAGCAGATTCACCTTAGCACCGGAACCAAGCTGTTCATAGAACGCCTTCCCGATTCCCGGCCTGCTCCCGCCGCGTTCCCTCTCTTCCAGAACGCCCGTATAGCGAACGTTCTGGAGAGATGGAGAGGAATACGGGGGCTGACCTTCGTAGCCTGCACGACGGTCGAGCCCCTTCGCGGGGAAAAGCAGATTCTTTGCTTTCCGCTTTGACATATTATGCTGCGCCCATCGCGTTGAAGTCACAGCTTGTCTCACTGCCTTCGTTGACATAAAAAACGGTGCCAACACTGCCGTCGGTGTCGATGAAGATACAGCCCTTGGCATAGCCAGAAGCGGCGTCGGTCGGAACCGTATCGCCGACGACAAACATCTTGTGGCCTTCCTGGTCTTCCATCTTCTTGAATAGTCTTCCTAGTGCGATCTTGTTCATGATGTCCTCTCTTGTTTGTTGATAAGTCGGTGAAAGGTTTTGTCCATTGGATTCCATTTGTTCATGATCTTAGCCCGCTATGCATATTGGGTATCATCCCAAGCTTGAACTCTTCTGCTACCGCAGAACTCTCAACAAACCCGACAGGAGCCGGAAGTATGCCGAGGTCGGATAGGCGTTGGAATGCGACCAGAACAACAAAGCGGTTGTCTCCTGGCTTGGGTCGGATGTCGCGGCGCTTGCTTCCGTCGGGGTCGGTGATCTTGCCGTGGCTCTGCTTTGGCGGCGTGCGCCAGCCGTGCAAGAATACGTTGTAAGCGTCGGGGCGGCAGTCGCCGTCTTCGTTTTCAGGAAACTGTTGTAACCATTGTGTGTACAGCGGTTCTGCGGGAAACAACAGATAGCCGTAGGTCCATGGTCGGTCTGTTACGCTACCCATGCGAGCCCTCCT